CGTGGTGCCGATAAAGTACTGCACATAGCCGTTGACGGTCAGGACCCCCGTGATGGACTGATCCCCGGTGAACGTATTGCCGCCGGTGAGTTGCGCGACCTTCGCGAGCGCGCCGTCAATCTCGTTATAGATCGAGGTCTTGACCGCGTTGTTGATGACCGTGCCGGTGGTGCCGCTGCCGTCATCGTCTACCCATTGAGAACGCGTGATCGTGACCGCCATTTAGAACGCTCCCTGTCGCAAGAGGCGCAACATTTCTTCTGCCGAGAAACGGAGACTCGACGCCTCGACGGTGTAGGTCGGGTTCAGGTGCGGAATATTGAAGCGCGCGACGCCGACGCGTTGGATCAGAAAGTCCCCGCGCACATTCACCGGCAGCCCGAGATTGACGGAGACCGTCGCGCCCGCGTGTGTGTTGATGTCGCGGCACACGTACGACACGGTGATCACGCCGACCTTCCCTTCGGTATCGAGCGCGGCGAGCAGGTCAAGCCGCGCCTGACACCGCGCCAGGCCTTCGATGTAAGACAAGCGCCCGTCTTGGATCTCGTCTTCAATCACGCCGTCACTCCCGGGGAGCTGGAGGCGCGCGGCGGCCTGGGCGTCGAGGTCGTCGACCTGGACGAACACGTTGACCGGGTCGCCTTTCAGGATCGGGTACTTAATCACGCCGAGGCCGGTCGCCGGGATCCCGGTCAGCATGGCGGCGACGACGGCGGTCGTGTTGTACGTGATCGTCGCGGTGATCGCGCCCGGGCCGCTCGGCGGAATCCCCAGCAGTGCGTTGCCACTGATGCCGGTATAGCGGATGTTCTGTGAGCCAACGATGGCCCACCCGCCCGTGGGCCGAAACGCCGCGACGGTCGCACAGGGCAGGGTCGGGGATCCGGCGAGGACGTTGCCGATCGGTTGTTGCAACAGCGAGGTGTCACTCGTCGGGGGATTGGCGCCGAGGGCCGCGTCGGCCGTCACGTCGAGATACGCCGTCGTCGTGTTGTCGGCGAGGGTGGTGAGCACCTGCAACGGCGTCAGTCCCGCCTTCGTGCGGTAGAGCACGCGGGCGATGACGCTGGCGGCGCCCAGGGGAATCGCGGACAGTTGCACTTGCGCGGCCTGCGCGGTGCCCACGGTCAACGCCGGCCCGCCGAGGCTGGCATCGCTGAAGGTATCGACCACGTCCGTGGTCGTGTTGTCCGCGAGCGTCAAGAGACGATACAGGGGGCCGCCCGCGTTGCCGCCGGAGGTGCGGTACACGTTGCGCCCAATGACCAGACTATTCCCGAGGGGCAATTTCGTCAGCGGGATCACCAGCAGGGTCGCCGTGTTCGCCGTCGGGGGGGCGGCGCCCAGGCCGGCATTCGGCGTGGTGTCGTCGTAGGTGCTGGCCGAGTTATCCGGGATCGTCGCGAGGTACCGGAGGCCCGCCCCCCCGGACCGGCGATAGAGCAGCCGCGCGGTCACTGCCGTACTGCTCGCGCCGGTCCCCCGGGGAATGTTGGTCAGGCGCACGGCCATCAGGACGTAGGCGGTGTTCCCGCTGGGCACCTGGGCGCCCAGCGCACTGTCCGCCAACGTGTCGGTGTACGTGGTCGTGGAGTTGTTATTGATCGTGGCGAGCAGTTTTTGGACGCCGACGCCGCCGACCGCCGGCGAGCGATAGAGGCGCCGCGCGATGGTGCCTGTGGGTCCGGTCTGAATATTCGTCAACGGGATCGTTTGCTTCGGCCCCGATCCGACCGTGGTATTGCCCCCCGTGGGGGCCAGGGGGCCATTCGTATTGCTACAGGGGTCCGTGATGGTCGAGGTCACATTCGAGGACGTGGCCCATTCCCGCTTCTGCCCCTGACCGCCGTATTGAAAACTGCGATAGAACACGATCGAAGTCACCGCCGGATCGGGGGAGGCGTACGCGGTGACGGCGACGTTGATGAAATAGTTCGGGAACGAGATCCCCGCGAGCGTTGCCTGCACTTCGACGGTCGGTGACTGCAGCGTTTCCCCGCTCCCGGTGCGATAGGCGTACGAGTAGTAGAGCCAACCCCCGGTGACATTGTTCATGCCCGACCCGAGCCCCGTCGCGGGCGGGGATGTGGGATTGGCCACCGGCATCATCGGCAGCGCCGTACCCGTGGTGACCGGGCCACCGATCGTTTCGCCCGAAGCCGTCAGGAAGGTGAGCGAATACCAGTGATCGCCGAGGTCCACGCTGCCGCCCACAGTCGCGGGATTCGTCGTCGGGCCGGCCGTCGGGGCCGGCAGTGGGGTACTGGCGACTGCAATCTGTCCGCCGATGGGGCCCGGGGTCGTCGACCCGGTCGCCGTTTGAAAGGCCACGGCATAGTCATGCACGCCGGGATCGGGGCCCACGCCAATGGGGCCCGCCGTGGGCGTCGGTCCGGTCGTCGGCGCCGGGGTCAGGGCCGTGTTGCTCACCGCGACCCGGGGCCCCGGCACCGTCTCGCCGCTACTGATCACAAACGAGACCGCATAATCGTGCACGCCCGGTGTGGGGCCCGTGCCCCCGGGTCCTGGTGTCCCCGCCGTGGGGGCCGTCGTGGGCGGGAGAAAGACGCCGACCGGCACCGTCACACGCGGCCCGGCGAGTGACTCCCCCGCCGCCGTCTTGTAACTCACGGCGTAGTCGTGCACGCCGACGGTGACGCCCGCCCCCGGGAGCAGCGACACGTTCGGGGCGCCCGTCGGCGACGCGCCCGGGCCGACCAGCGATCCGCCGCCGCCCGCGTCCAGGCCCGCATACGTCACGCGCTGTTGCCCGACGAGCACCCGGCCGCCTTGCGGCAGGTACCAGGCCGCCGTCTCCACCGGCAGGAGCGTTTCCCCTGGCCCGATCTGGTCGAGCGCATTCGAACCGCCGAAGTTCCCGAGGATGCGCGTCGCGACTTGCGAGAGGTCGCGCGTCCAGTCGATCGTCTGCAGCGTCGGGTGCACGGCATTGACGATGCGCGGCGGCGAGAGGGCCGTGTTCTCGAAGAACAGATGCACCACTTTCAGGTAGTCACACAGAAAGTCGCCGCCGACGCGCTTCGCGAGCTGCGCGAAGGCACCCGTCAACGTCTGCTCGGTGAAGGTGATCTGGTCGAGCCGCTCGGCGCCGATGTCGGGATCGACCAGCAGCGTGTAGCCCGCCGGGGCGTACGTCATCAGACTCGCGGCGATCGCGGCGACGCTGGCGTTGGTGTAGTTGCCCGACACCTTGCGATTGTCGAGGCTCCACGTGTAGTCGATGCAACTGACGTCATACAACATGTTCCGATCGACGGGCTTCTTGACGGCGTAGCGATGGCGCGTGCTCAGAATGGTGCCGCCGAATTGCCGTTGTAGATTGTTTGCGGACCCGAGCGTAATGACGACGTCGGCGCCCTCGACCGGCACCCACCCGTACGCGGTAAACGTGAGCGTCACCGGCGTGTTGTTGATCGCGTCGGACTTGGTGACCGAGTCGGCGATCACCCCGCCGCCATCGAGCCGGCCCCAGCCGCGGTGGATGCCGTCGATGCGGATGAACGGCTTCGTACTGGTGTAGTTCGATCGCGTCGCGCCAGACCGCGCGATATTCGACAAGGCGTACAGCGGCACCTTTGCGCCTTGCAGCACCGGATAGCCGGACCGCGTGGCCCCGGATCGCGCGATGTTCGAGACGGCGTTGGTCAGCTTCATGTGCCGTAGGGCAGGCGCACGCCTTGCCCGCGCATCAAGCTGACTTGGGCATCCGCGACCGCGCGGGCAATGGCTTCAGGGGTCCCGAAGGGTTGCGTGACGTGAATCGTGATCGACACGCCGCCGCCGCCCATCCGGTTATTCGGGATCACGTCGGATCCGCCCGGGAGGTTGACGAGCTCCGGGCCTTTCTCGCCGACGAGCGCCAGGCCGCCGCTGAAGTTCTGCACGCCGCCGGCAAACTGCGGAAAACTGGATCTCCCGGAGTAGAGGTCGTCAAAGTTTTTGGGCACTTCGCCGTGGGGCCCGAGCGGCACGCGCGCGCCAGTGGGGGAAATGAGATAGTTCTGCCCGAAGGCCTGCTGTTGCGTGGAGCCCGGTAACTTCTCGCCGCCCTGCAGCGTCTCGAGCGCCGCCTGGCCGGCCGCGGCCATCGTCTTGACACCCTCGACGGCTTTGCTCGTGATGTCCTGAATCGTCTGCCCGGCCGTATAGTCAATCTGGCTCGCCTTGAGCGCCGTCTCCTCGTACACCTTGTTTGAGAATTGCGTCACTTGTTCGGCCGTCGCGCCGGTTTTTTGAAACGCGGCGATCTGCGCGTCGGCCGCTTCCCAGAGCTTTTGACTGGCGTACTCGCCGCGAGACATCGTCTGCTGGTTGTATTCGTCCGTGAGCCGCTTATCGATCGCGATTAATTGGTCAGAGGCCTTGCCCTCGTTCTCGATCCGCTTTTGTGACGCGTCATTCTCGGCCTTACTGAGGCCGAGCATGTTCGCCTCGTAGCTCTTCGCGTGGTTCCCTTCGATCTCCTGAATCCGCTTGTACGCCGCCTCGTACTGTTTCACCATCTCATCGAGCGCCTTGACTTGCGCGGCCGAGAGCTGCGGAAACGCCGCCGCCACCGTGGCGATCGAGGCCCCCGCTTTCAGGTAGTACTCGGCCTGCTCGGCGATCTTTGGATTGATCTGGGCAACCGTGTCTTTGTAGGAGGTGCCGACCGTACTGAGCTCGGCCCAGGCGTCGGCATACTTCTTCGCCGCCGCCTCCGCGCCCTCGGTCTCCGCTTTCGTCGCATGCAGCCCTTTATCGAGGGGCCCGACGAAGTCGTCGACGCTGGTCTTGATCTGTTCGTTCGCCGTCGCGAGGGCCGCCGCCATGCCGACGCCCATCGACGCCGAATCCTTCATGAACTGCCAGAAGTTTTGCCAACTCGACGTGATGTGCGTCGTGGTGTCGATAGTGCCCGCGATGATGGTGCCGGACACGATCACGACGGTGTTTCGCAGTTTCGTCCAGGCATCTTCCGCCCGCTCGAGCGCATCGACGGTGGCATTCGACATTTTCTGCGCGCCGTCGGCCGCCGCCCGGAAGCCTTCCGTGATCGCGGGCAAGAGCTCGGCGGCACTCTTGCCGAACAATTTCAACGTGACGTCGCTGCGCTCCATCGGGTCGGGGATTTTCGCAATCGCATCGGTGATCGCGAGGAACGCGTCCTCGGGCTTCATGTTGCGGATCGCCGAGAATTCCAGCCCGGCCTTTTGCAACGCGTCGATGGTGCTCTTGTCGCCTTCGGCCAGGTTCTTATTCATCTTCGTAATGGCCGAGCCGACGGCATCGAGCGAGGACCCCGCCTGCTCGGCGGCAAACTTGAACCCCTGGACCGCTTCCGCGGAGATCCCCAACCGCTCGCCCATGTCGTGAATCGCGCTTGCGCTCGAAAAGATGCTTTCGGTGAATTGCACCAGGCCACTAAACGTCGCATTGATACCCAGGGCCGAGAGATACCCCGTCGCCGTGGAGAGCGCGGATCCCCATTGGCCGGTGGCGTCCGCGAGCTTTTGCATCTGGGCGGGCACGTCCTGGCCCATCGCGCGCAATTTTTCGGCGCCTTGCGCGGCGAGGTCCGACATCTTGGCGAGTTCTTTTTCGGTGAGCGCCGCGGCGCCGCCGACGTCTTGGACGGCCTTGGTCGCCAGGAGGGCTTGCTGAACGATCTTTTGTCCCGAGATCGAGTCCGCCATCTTATCGAGTGAGATCGCGGTCTTGTTCGCGTCGGTTTCGAAACTCTTCAACGAGGCGGATCCCTGCTCGCAGGCCTTCGTAAAGGACGTGAAATCGGCGTTGAAAATGCCAGTCAGTTGGGCCATGCGGTCAGTCTCGTTCGCGCTGTTGCTCGATTAGCATCTCGACCAGGACCTCGTAGTCATCGAGGCTCAACGCTCGAACCCACTCGACACGCCAGCCGCAGCGTAAGGCGATGGCGAGATCGCTGGCGATGTCTTCCCGCCATCCTGGACGTTTTTTCGGGCCTCGCGGCGCGCGCTGATCCGTGCTTCGTGCGCGTCGAGGGCGCGATCGATTTCCAACCACGTATCCATATCGAGGTGATCGAGGCCGCTCTCATCGATGGGCTCGGGCTGCCCGTCGAACCCGACGAACGACCAGGCCGTGAGGTAGCCGACCATCCGGGTCTTGCCGTATTGTTCAAAGTCGACGATCGGCCGCTCGCCGAGCCGGACGTCTTTGTAGTAGCCGGCTTGCACGTGCCGTTGCTCGCCCGCGTTGAGCTCGCGCTTGACTTCGATCCACTCCCCGTCTGAGAGCGTCAGTCGTTCGGTCTCCGGCTGCACAAACCGACACCGCCCCATACTTCGACCTCCCCTAGTGTTCCGGTGGCCCGAGCTTCGCAATGAGGGACGACCCGCCGATCTGGATCGACTGCACGCCCCACGCCCACATGCCGTCCCGGGCGCCGACGCGCGGGGCCGTGAAGAGCAGCGGGCGTTGCCGCGCCATGAACGGCTCACACCGCTCGATGGTCGCGGAAAGCGTCCACTGCCCCTTGACGCGCACGATCGACCACGTCTTGAGCGTGACCGCCGCGCGATACCCCCACAGGATCGACGCCGCGGTCCCGTGGATCCGCAGCTGGTCGAACATGACGCGGGATCAGGGGCCGACGGCCATCGTCCACGGCCCGCCGGCCTTGAACGTGCTGGTGATCTTCGGGGCGCCTTTGACCGAGCAGTCGATGTCGGCGTCGAGATAGGCGAGGCCGCTCCACTTAAAGAGCGCCTCGGTGGTGTTGGGCGCGAGCTCGAGGAGCCCGGGCACGGGCGCCTTGGTCGCTTCAAAGATGGTGGTTTCGGCGCTGTTCCAGAAGCCCCCGAGCGAGCCGCTGACGTCGGGGAGACCCGGCACGTACACCAGGTTGTCGTCTCCGAAGCACGTCACGTCTTCGTAGGTGTTCTTGAAACTGGCCTTCCAGGTGTTGAGGGAGATGACCTCGACGGGCGTGGTCCCCGCCGCGTCGTAGCTGACCTTGCCGTATCGTCCCGTGAGAATCGCCATGCTGTGACCCTGCTTTCTGTTCGATGTCCCCGTTTACGCCCCAGGAATCGAGGCTTGCACGCGATAGTTGCCGCCGCGGTGTTGCCAGCGAATCGTGTCGTCCACTTCGTCCACTTCGGGATAACGAAAGCGCCCTTCTCGACACGTCCCCATGTGGACATAGCCGGGAATCGTGAGCGGTTGATCTTCGAGTAGTTGATCGATGCGATGCGCCGCGGCCTTGACGTCGGCGCCCGTCCGCTCGAGCGCGACCGCCTTAATCATGTAGACCACGTCCTCATAGCCGCGGCGGCCAAACACCGGTTCATCGTCAGCGGTCACGAGGGACACGATCACGAAACGGGTCGCCTTCGCTTTCGCGACGCCGAAGTACACGCCGTCGGGCATCAGGCTCGCGAGCGTCGCATCCGCCAGGAGCACGCCGACCACAGCGTTGTCAATGGCACTCGAATCTGGCACGGTGATCGGGCTCATGGCTCCCCGGTGACCTCCAGGCCTTGCCGCTCGAGCAGGGCCCGCAGTTGTTCGAACATCTGCTTGCGGCGCTTCATCACGGTGCGGACGAAGACATGCTTGGGCGGCTGCGCGGTCGCGCCCCACATTTGCCCGGTGCTCTTGCCGCCCTTCCAGTGCCGCGCCTGCGTGCCGTTCTCAAAGATCCACGCGTGATAGGCGGTGTTCTTGACCCTGGCGAGGGCCCCGAAGGGATTCGCCGTCACCTGCACGGATAGGCCCCGCGCCAGATTACCCGAGTGCCGATGCGCGTCGTACTCCTCACGGATCTCAGCCTCGGCCCCTTGCGCCGCCGCGGTCACATCCGCGCCGCCTTCGCCCGCGAGCTCGGCGGGCAAGGACCGCAGCGCTTCGCGGAGTTCCTCTAGCCCGGTAAACGTGAAGGTGTTGCTCATGCGACGACCTCGGCACACACGAGCTCGAGCGTCCGATGGTGTTCGTTGAGATCCCGTACCGTCAGGATGTTGAACACCCGCGCCGCCAGCGCCAAGCGCACCGCGGTCGTGACGTCGGCCCGATACCGCCCGCGCGCCAGGTGCGTCTGGGTCGCGATCACCGTGCCCGCTTCGCCCATCTCGCCGCCCCCGCCCCGTCGCCCGGGCGCCGCCGTCAGGCTGACCGACCAGGTCGGCGGATCGGCGTCCTGCCACGCCGGGGTATACCCGCCGTCGCCGTCTGGCGTGCCCGCAGCCGGGACCTGGACGGTCACCACGGTCCGATACGACCCGGCGCCTGGGGTGCCCTTCATGCCATGGCCACGTCGTGGTAGGCGCGCAGCAGCTCGCGCACGAGGACACTCGGGCCCGCGTCGGTGTCGGGCCGCGGCGGCGGGTCGAGGTCATCCCCGCGAAACCGATCGAGCTCGCCCACTTGCACCAGAATCGCGGCGACGACGACGGCCGGCACGGTCGCCGGGGTCCAGGCCGCGACGATGGCCCGCGAGGCCGCCGTGACCGAGCACCAGTTCAGGATGTGCGCCTCGGCTTGGTCGATGAGCGCCTGCGTGTCGACGTCCTCATCGGTCGTCGTGATTCGCAATCGCTGCTTCGCCTGGTCGAGCGTGACAAACATCGCCACGGGTTATCGCCGACGCCTTTCGTCCATCGTCTCTTCCCAGCCGGGGCCCCGTGGCCCCGGTGGGCCGACCGCGCCGTCTCGGCCGTCTTTGGCATCGCGCCCGTGCTTGACACTAAGCACCCATGCCTTCGACCCGTCGCCGGGTTTCGTCGTCGTCGCAGTCTCGCAGTGCCACTCGGAACCGGCCCAGGTCACACGATCGCAGGGCTCGTACGTCCGCCCCTCGATCCAGACCTTGCGATAAATCGGAATAGGTAGCGTGAACGTCCCGAGCGCCTTCACGACGTCACCGCGCACCGCCTTGAATGTAAACGTCCGCTCGCCGTCATGTTCAACGATCAGATCATCGAAGCCGACCCCATCGACCCCATCACGACCGGCCGGGCCGATTGGCCCCGGGATCAGGGGCTTCACTTCGACGACGGCCACCCGTTCACGCATCGCGCCGAGCTCGCGCGTGACCAGTAACGCCGTCTCCATCGCGACGCGCCCGAATCGTTCATCGATCTCAGCGAAGCGCGCCCTTGCAGGCGCGAGCGCCAGGATAATCGTCTCTATGACGACGTCCGCAAAGGCCTCAGGATCAGGCAGCATAGACTTGACGCCAGTGGATACCTTGGGGTATCCTTGTCTCTGTGACGAAGCAAATGATTTCCTTCACGGATCCACAACGGCAGTTCTTGAAGCGTGAAGCAAAGAAACTGGGGATCTCCATCGCCGAACTCGTACGGCGGATCATCGACCAGCACATCGAGCACGCTCGATGAAGACCTGTAATATTTGCAAGCGTCGTAAATCGTTCGCCGAGTTTCATGTGAGGCGAGCGTCGATCGATGGGCTGGCTTATACGTGTCGCCTCTGCCGCAATCGCGAAAGCGCGGCATTTCGGCAGGCGCATCCAACCAGGTACCGTGAGTGGTACCGAAAGAATCGCGAACACAAGAAACAGTATTTCGCTGCATGGCGAGCACAGCATGCTGAGCAGCACCGCCAGAGCTATCGACGATGGGTCCGCGCCAATCCGAGTCGAAAGAATGCCCTGATCGCGCGCCGGCAGGCGACGAAACTGCGGGCCACCCCAACATGGGCCGATCAGACAGCGATTCGAGCCATTTACCAGGAAGCGTTGCGCTTGACCCGGGAGACCGGTATTCCCCATGAGGTCGATCACATCGTGCCTCTGCGTAGTGCCCTCGTGTGTGGTCTGCACGTTCCGGCCAATCTGCAAATCCTGACGCGCGACGCCAATAAAAAGAAATCGAATCATCTGGATGGGACGCTCCAGAATTCCGCCTGCATCGCCTTCCGGCGCAGGGCCGCCGCATAGGTGGCCATCACATCCTGAGGAGCCGTGGTCTCTCCTGGGGAGCTCGGCGCCGTGGGTGGCCTCGTCGGCAGCTCTCGTGCCCTGAGATAAGGGAGTGGCCAGTTTTGCTCTTGTAAATATGGCGTCTCGCCGCCCTCGACGGGGCCGAGGCCGTAGGTCCGCAAGCGGGCTTCATTCGGCGACATGATGCCCGCCCCGACCGCGTCGGCGGCGGCCTTCGTCTTCGTGGCCAAGTCAAGCCAGATGAGATCGGTGATATCGAATTCGGTGCCGTAGTCCGTCCCGGCCAGGCCGAGGCCGTCATCGAGGACCGTTTCAAAATTGGTCGTCAGCGATTGAATGGCCTGCGAGTAATAGAGCTGCGTCATCGCGTCCAGTTGCACGCCGCGCGGGATTTCCGCCGCGCCGATCATCCAGGCCGGCACGTGGAACGCGCTGCACACGTTCGACGCCGTCCACCCGAGTTGCGCGATCAGCTCGGCATCGACCGCGTTCATGGTCAACTGCGTGAATTTGATGTCGGCGGTGATGACCGCGACCTTGCCAGCATTGCCGGGCCCGTTGAACGTCTCCCAGTCCGTCTTCGCCTGCGCGAGCTGCTCGCCCGTCATCCCGGCCGGGGCGACCAGCAAGCCGCTCGGCCGCGAGCCGTTCGTGAAGAACGCGCCCGAGCTGTGCTGAATCGCCAAGCCTTGCATGGCGGCCGACGCGCACGCGTAGATCGGCGACATGCCGACGAGCGGATGGAAGAGGCACACCATCCGGTCGTGGATGATCTCGGACGCCGGCACGATGAAAGGGTCCGGGATGTCGACCAGGGTGCCGCTCAAGTTGTCCCGCTGGAGTTGGTAGTAGATCCCCCCATCGGGCGCGATCAGCGGAAGCACGCGCATCGGGTCGAGCACGTAGAGCGCGACGACGACGCCACGCGCATCGCGCTCTTTGAGCACGTACGTGTTGCCCCACATCAGCTTCGACGTGATCCACTGCTCGACGAATTTCGGCGTGGTCTGATACCGATTCGGCTTGCGGAGGACCGGACTAAAGGCGGGCGACTGCGCCTCTTCCCACACGCCGGCGTCGTTCTCTTCGACCAGCCGCAACGTCAGCTTGCCGATGTCCTGGGCAATCAGCGTGACGCACGCAAACACCGGCGCATACGCGACGACCTGATCGCGGCGGGCCTCGACGTTGACTTGCCACGCGCCGGTATACGGCTCGCGGACCACGAGGGGGAACCATCCGCCGCCACTCGTCGCGCCCGGGCTGTACGGCGCCGCGTAGGTCTTCGCCGTGACCTCGACGCGCCGGCCGAGCAGCGTGACGCCGAAGGTCATCGGCGGCGGGCCGCGGTCACCGTGAAGGACTGGGGGGCCGAGAGGACGCCACCCGCGCGCACCGCGACGGGGATCACGCCCGCGCCGGCCGCCGTCAAATCCGCGGTCGCCGAGGCCG